TACACCAGGTGCAATCAACCCAATTGATCCTGCTACTGGTCGGCCACAGCCACGCCGTTATGAATATCAAGTTGCACAGAACATCAACATTACAGAAACACGCCTTGTACCTTTTACTACATTGAGAGCCGCATCAGAACAAATTGATATTTTGCGCCGTTGCATTGAAGTAATTAAAAACAAAATGTCAGGTTTAGAGTTTGACATTGTTATGGGAACAGACGCATCTGAAAAAATTGCGGCGGGAGCAGGCGGAGATCATGTCCGTGCTATGGCAAAAGCCCGTGAAAAATACACAGATGAAATTAATCGCTTGCGTACTTTTTGGGAAGTGCCTGATAAAGCCAACGGATATACCTGGGCTGATTGGTTAAACATTGCGTTAGAGGACATTCTTGTTATTGATGCGTGGGCCGTTTATCCTCAACCAACAGTAGGCGGGGATCTATTTGGTTTCCAAATTCTTGATGGCGCAACTATTAAACCTTTAATTGATGATCGCGGTATGCGCCCATTAGCACCTAATGCGGCTTTCCAGCAGATCCTTTATGGTTTTCCACGCTCTGAATTTTCTGCAACTGACGAAGATCCAAAAGCAGATGGTGAATTTACTGCTGATCAATTGGCTTATTGTGTGCGTAATCGCCGTTCTATTTCTGTATATGGATTTAGCCCAACAGAGCGAGCGCTACCGCTAGCAGACATTTATCTACGCCGCCAGCAATGGATTAGAGCGGAATACACAGACGGTGTAATGCCTGATTTGATGTTTACTACTGATGAAGATTGGGGAACTAACCCTGATTTACTACGCGCTTATGAAAACATTTTAAATGATGATCTTGCAGGACAAACTCAACAGCGCAAACGCGCTCGCTTGCTACCAAAAGGATTAGCCCCAATAGTTAATGAAGGCTATGGGGAAAAGTTTAAAGATACGCTTGATGATTATTTGATTACCAGCATTTGTGGACACTACGGCGTACAACCTGCTGAAATTGGGTTTGCTCCAAAGGGCGGATTAGGCGGCGGCGGATTTGAAGAAGGCCGTGCTGAGAACGCTGAGGCCATTGGAATTCAACCATTGGCTAACTGGATTTCAAAGATGGTTACAAACCTTTCTTACACATATTTAGGTATGCCACGCGAACTTGAATTTAAATTAATGACATCACAGCGTTTAGACAATGAAGAAAATGCGCGTAAGTCACAGATTGAAGTTACTAGCGGAGGGAAAACAATTAATGAGCGTAGATCAGAATTGGGATTGCCATTGCTTGATACCCCACAAGCCGACATGCCAATGCTTGTGTCAGGATCTAGCGTGTACTTGTTCTCCCCTGACGGAATCATCAACGCATCAACAGTTTCAACTGCTCCAACTCTTGAAGGGGCTAACGCAACACCAACAGCCGCAACCACTCCTAATCCGCTTGATCAAAAACCTGAGAAAGAAGGCACGGAAGAAGAAAGAGTTGAATCTGATGAAGTTGAAAAGGCACAATCTGCGGAAGTAAAAGCATTTATGAAGTGGGCTAATAAAGGCAAACGGGCAAGACTGTTTGAATTTAAAAGCCTAGATCCAATTGTGGCAGATGCACTTAATCGTTGTGCTTTTGACGGTGATTTAGAAACTGCTAGGGCGCTCGCTAAGGCTTATTTAACATGATCCAGGGCGCTCTAGAGGCAGATGGGCGCATAGCGGCAAAGAACGCAACCAAGATCAGGGCGGCTCTTATGGAAATGGCCGATTACAAAAAGATCTTTTTGCAGTATCAAGAAACGCAACCAATCTCTACCCAAAACAAAGCACAAGACAATGCCCGCGCTCGCTCCTGGGCAATTATGAATGTGCGCTTACGAACTGAAGCATTGGCATCAACACTATGGCGCACTTGGGCTGAGGCTTATGTACTTGGGGAAGCGGCGGCTGATGAATGGATTAAAAAAACAATCCAGGCTAACAAAGCGGCTGATGATGGCTACATTGATTGGAAGAATTGGCAACCAGGAGATAAAGCAGGCGCATTAATGTTGCGTAGGCCAGGTGCTTTCCAAAGATTATTAGATCAAACCAATGTAACTATTAAAGGCATGGAAAGAACCAGCATCACAGACATAGGCAATGCCTTGGCTACCACAATAGAACTTGGATTAGATGCTGAAAGAGCCTCTATTCTCATAGGTAAACATGTGGCTAGCGCATCAAGAGCATTAACAATTGCTATCACTGAACAGAATAGAGCCATGTCTGCGGCCACAATTCAACGCTACAAAGATGCTGATTTACAAAAGATGGAATGGCATGTGTCAGATCCATGCGATAAATGCGCTCAAAATGCAGGTGCAGTAGTTCCTATTGGCACATCATTTCCTACTGGAGCAACACAGCCACCGCAACACCCACATTGCCGTTGCGTTTTATTGCCAGTAATTCCTGGAATGGAAGAAGATGATTTAGCCCCAACTGGTACAACGCTGGTAACTCCGCCTGCTCCACCTGAATTACCTCCTGCTTTCCCAACTCCAAAACAACAAATAGAACAAACAGTTGCGGAATTGCAAAACAGAACAATAGATCCAGGTCAAGCAATCTATGAAAAACTAGATAACCGCCCATTCATACCTGGCAAATGGGATATTGTGCCAAGAGAAGCAATGAGAGAAGTAGAACTTTCAAACATTATACGCATGAGAACTACTCCAATAGACAGAGCAAGAGCGGCTGTTATTTATGATATTCACGCAAAGAAAATGGATCGGGATTTTGTAGCCAAAGGCGTTGTGTATAAGAACGGCCCAATAGAAGTTCAATTTGGTGGAGTGGGTCTTGCGGTCAAAGAAGAAATGCGTAAACAGGTAATTGAAGAAGTAGAAAAATTACAGTTAAGCAATCCTAAAAATCGGGTTGCAGTTCACATTACTAAAGACAGTAAAAATAAATACGGTTGGGCTTACTTGGGCCAAGAAGATCTATGGGTTGTTCCTAAAATTGTCAAAGATGCAGAATTAAAAGTGAGCGGTGCTGGTAAATTCAAAATGCCAGTTACCCCGACCACTACTCAATTCCAATACACCCTAGCCCACGAATGGGGTCATCTAGTTGATAATCTTGCCCAAGGCTCATTGTCAAGACAGGCTGAAAGAACAACAGAAGTAATTAAAAAACTTAAAAAAGAATTTCCTGATGCGTTTACAAGCGGGTATTCAGGAAATAACAGCAGAGAATTTTACGCTGAAATGTTTACTGAGTATTACAGAACTGCTGGACAGACTAACAATAAGTTAGTTCAAGCAATGGCTACTGAATTTGGCTGGAAAGTTCCTGGAGGGGTAGTACAACCTAAGCCTGTACCTGTTCCTATTGCAGTAGAACCTCCTAAGCCTAAAACGGTCAAAGCCAAATACAACAATCAAAATGAATTTGATAAACAAGAAATGCTCAAAATTATTGACATAAAAGAAAATCAAATGGGCGTAGTTACTATCTATGATGGAGCAACACAAAAATACATAGAGGCTTTTAAGTACACTGGAGATGACCGCTTAAAGGCCATATTACAAGCGCAAGGCTTTACTGCTAAACCTACCGTTTTGAGCGCTAATGATTTTGCTGTATTAGAGCAATTAGGAACACCGATTATTCACCGTGGGCTAACTGCTAGTTCTACGAAATCTGTTGATCAAATGATTAAAGAATTTAAAGATGGTGAGATGTATGTAGGTACGGGTGTTGCTGGAAATGGTGTTTATGCAGGAACTGATTTAAACTATGTAATTAAATACGCAGGAGATAATCCTAACAATGTAATAACTATGGCTTTATCACCACAAGCAAAAGTAATAGATATGGAAGATGCTAAGAATGGTGCTAAAACAGCAAGTAATGCTTTTTATGACAAAGCATTTAAACGCCCATATAACAATCCTGAAATGGGCAAATTTGTAGATAGTTTTGGCGATCTTACAGAAGAACAAGCAAGGCAACTGGGTATCTTATTTAGAGATCCAGGCCGTTATGCCGCAGTTAATGGGTATGACGCAATCAAGCATGTAGATGAAGATGGCGGCATTTATGTAATCCTAAACAGAGGGGCAGTGAGGGTAAAAGAATGATTACAGATCATGTGATAAGCATAAAATGGGCAACAGCAATTAACAGTTTTAAAGTAAACAAGATAGAAGATGCTGAGGCTCTTGATCAATTTAGAGATTGGTATTTAAAAGCATCATCAATTGATGAAGTACCACAACCATATAGAAACTGGGTATTGACAGGCTTGCCTGCTAAATACACAAAACAGACACCAATAAAGGAGGCGTAATTAATGAATGATAAAGAAGAAAGTTGCGATCCAGTAGATTTTATAGATCCAAAAGAAGCGACATTACAGGAACTTTATTACTTGGCTGAAAGAGGGGTGGCGGAGGCCAAAAGAATAGTGGCGGAATATGACAAAGAGGCTGAAGCAGAATTACAGCGCAGAGAAAAACTAATTGATACAGTTAGCGCTAAGGCATTAACCATTGAATGGATTGAGGACTAAAATGGCAACACAACATGTAAACGCTAGTACACAAACAACAGCGTCAGTTTTACTTTATGTAAGCCCAAATGCAAAAGCATTAACACCAGTAACAATTTACAACGGTCACAGCGCGGCAATCTTTATTGGAGATAGCACCATTACTACATCAGGTGCAACAATTGGTCGCACTATTCCTAACGCACAATCACAAACATTTTATGTCAATCCAAATGATGTTATCTACGGAATTTCTGCCGCCGCCTCTGCCGCAGGAGCAATTGTCATAACTTATACTGCTTAACCAAGGAGAAAATAATAATGGCTAACTTAACAACCACTTCATACTTTAGTATTGAAAAGGCTGATCGCAACGCAGACGGCACTATGACTGTTTACGGTAAAGCAACTGATGACTCACTAGATATTGACCAACAAATTTGTGACGGTGAATGGTTAGATCGTGCCATGCCACATTGGTTTAAATCAGGTGGCAACATCAGAGAACAACACAGCAACATTGCGGCTGGCGTTGCTAAAGAATATGAGGCAAAAACTGACGGTCATTACATCACTGCTTTGGTAGTAGATCCAGTTTCTGTTAAGAAGGTGGACTCAGGAGTGCTTAAAGGTTTCTCTATTGGAATTAAAAACCCACGCGTAGTCCGCGATCACAAAGCGGCTAATGGTCGGATTGTAGATGGACAGATTGTTGAAGTTTCCCTGGTGGATCGCCCTGCAAACCCTAACTGCCAATTGGTTTTGGCTAAGTCTGCATCAGGAGATGAAACCGTGATCCAGGTAGAAGAATTACATGAAACTTCAGTAATTCAGAAAAATAATCTAATACAATCTGAGAATAAATCAGAGAAAGAAAGTGACTCAATGGAAAAAACAATTATCTCAATACCTAAGTCCATTGTGGGCGATCTTCTAAAGTTTGATAAGACTCAATTTGAAGCGGCCCGCGAAGCACTTGCTAATTTAATTTCCGTTGAAGCACAAGAAATGAAACAAGGCAGTAACGAAATTGGATCTATTTCACATCTATTAGAAGCAGTAGCACACCTTGCCGCTTGGTATGAAGGCGAGAAAGCAGAGGGAGAAGTAATGGAAGAAACAGAAATTGAATTGTCTAGTAAAGCAGATGATAAAGAAATGATGCCTGCTAAGGGTGAAACTAAAGATGCTTTTATGAAGCGTTGCAAAGAAGCAGGAAAATCTGATGAATATGGAATGAAATGTTGGGATAAATACATGAGCAAATCTGATGCGGCAGAAGATATAACACCTACTGGTGAAACTGGCGCAAATCTAGATACAGCAACAATTGTTCCTCCATCTGAGTCACCTAAATCTGCTGAAGTTGGCGGACTAGAGGTAGCAGATACGGTTGCAGAAGAAGCACAAGCAACTGAAGAAGTACCTGCTGAAGAAGCAAAAGAAGTTTCTGCTGATGAAAATTCCGCAGATAAGTTAGAAGCCATAGTAGAAGAAGTGGTAGATAAAGCAACAAAGGCTCTCAAATCAGAGATTGCAAACCTTGTGTCCGCAAAAGAGGCGGCTGAGGCTAGAGCAATGAATTTGGAAACTGAGTTGGCAACCGCTAAATCTTTGGCTATCGGTGGCGGACCAAAACGGACAGCAAATCCAATAGATGTAAAAACAACATCTGATTTGCTAACTAAGGCCGCCGTCTATAAAGCGAAAGCACAAGCAACAACTGACCCAGTTCTTGCTAAGGGATACAAACAACTTGCTGAAGAATTTTTAAGCAAGCATGATGAATCTCTTAATAAGTAACTAAATTATCTCTGAAAGGATAACCATGGCACTGAACGCTCCAAAGGTCGCTGACCTTTTTAGTGATGCTAGTCCAAAGGAAGCCGCAGAGCGTTTTGAAGAATTTTCTACTGAATTAAGTAAGAGTCTTTCAAACGCATCTCATGTTCCAGGACAAGCACCAACCACTGATCCTTTGGCAACAATGGAAGCACTTGTAGCAAACAAGTCACTTTCTGCTGAAGCATCTGCTGGATTAAACAATGCACTTGCCGCGCAACGCGTAGCAATGCAAGACATTCAAAAAGAAATTACACTTACCACTCCACTTAGCACATCTTTTGCGGCATTTGACCTAGAAGCACCTGCTAAGTTACTGACCCCACGCCCAACTCCACTACGCAACAGAATTCCACGCAAAAAAGGCGTTGGTACTTCTCACCGTGTAAAGAGAATCCTGGGTTACACAGGTACAGGAACTGGCGGACAAGGACAAATTTGGCCAGGTATTACAGAAAGCACACAGAATAACTTTGCTGGCGGTGGATCTACACCTCTAGAGTTAATCCGTGGTCCTCAGATCTCTTACACAGCAGATGATCTGATCTTGCCTTACAACTCATACTCACTATCTGATCAAGTATCTTTTGATGCTAATTTCTCAGGTTTGGGTTATCAAGATCTACGCCAGTTATCATCAACTTCTACTCTGTACGCAACAATGCTTATGGAAGAACGCATGATGCTTATGGCACGCGGTACTGCTTCAGGTTACTCAGGTGTGATTGCCGCACCAACAGCACTTGTAGCATCATCACCTGCGGCTTCAGGCTCACAAACAGCCTTGGCTTCAGGAACTTATTATGTTTATATCACTGCTGACGCAGGTATTTCTGCTAACGGCTTTGGTGAGTCCATTGTTTCAGCAGTTGCATCAGAAACTGTTGCTACTGGTGATGTTCTAACTGTGTCCTTCACAGGTTCAGTTGGCGCACTTGGCTACAATGTTTATGTCGGAACTGCAACTGGTACTGCTAACTGCACATACCAAGGAACAGTAAAGGGTGCATTGTCAGTAACAATTCAAGGTGCATCTGCAACTAACCTTCCTGCAAATAACTTTGCGTTTTCTACAACAGGAGCGGCGGCATCTCGCGCTAACACAAACACTTCTGCTTATGCAACAGGTTATGACGGAATCCTTCCAACAGTGCTTGGTCCAAACACAGGGTTCAACAACGCAATCAACAGCACATTCTCAACTGCTAACCCAGGTGTAGAATTCCAAACTGTTTTTGCTAACTTGTACCAAAATGTCAAGGCTGATCCTGACATGGTTCTTATGAACGGAAATGATCGTAAGCAACTATCTGATGCGATCAAAAACGGATCAAACGCTAACTACCGTTTGGTAATCAATCAACCAGGTGAAACTGGAACTACTTATGGTTCTATTGTCACTGGTTTGCAGAACGAAGTAACAGGAAAAGCAGTGGACATCATGGTTCACCCATGGTTGAACTCAGGCGTAGCCCCAGTTCTATCATTCACTTTGCCAATTCCTGATACACAAGTTTCTGATGTTTGGGCGAACTTCTTAGTACAGGATTACATGGGTATCCAATGGCCTGTAACTCAGTTCACTTATGACTTCTCAACTTACTTCCGTGGAACATTCTTCTGTACCGCTCCTGCATGGAACGGCGCAGTTTCAGGTATCATTCCAGCGTAAGTTACAACTAAATAAAGAAAGGGTGTGTCCTCCGAAAAGGCGCACCCTTTCTGTTTATTAGGAGGCAAAAATGTCTAAATTTATAGCACCTGACAAGGGTGTAAAAGAAACAGTAATTGGTGGCAAAAGTTATTACACAGATCGCCAAGGTGTTTATCATGTAGAAAACAAGGCGCATCAAAAAGCAATGAAGGCTGAAGGTTATTTTGAGGCATCATTAAATCCAATTTCTGCTGAGGACCGCACACGCGGATTTACTTGCGTAGAATGTGGCTTTAATGGTTGGTTTAGAAAATGTGGGCGTTGCGGACATGAAAGTTCTACGCCACAGCGAGATGGAGAATAGAAAATGGCAGTAGGCATTACCTCTGACACCTTTAGAGAAAACCCTTATATTTCTGTAACGGAATACAAAAACGCGCCTACATCTTTACCTTTAAGCACTTTAGTTGTAAACGGTAATCAGCAAGCACAAGATGCGGAATTAGCAAATGTAATTTTGCGTGCATCTTCATTTATGAATGAGTATTTAAATCAAAATTTAGTAGCGGATCAATACACAGAAACACAAAGAATTAGATATTCAGCATCAGGTGGGTATTACGCATTACACCCAAACAACTCTCCAATTATTTCTTTATCTTCTTTTCAATATGGGGCAAACCCAAATGAGTTGTACGCAATCTCAGATTGTTCTAAATGCTGGTTTGAGGGCCAACAAATTATTATTCCTAGCCCTTTACTTGGGTTTAACACTACCTCACAAGGCCCAATTCAGTTTGGAGGCATCAATCCAACGGGGTGGACATTTACCAAGTACACCTATGTTTCAGGCTTTGTAAACACTTCTCTAGCCTCAAATATAGCCATTGGAGCAACCTCCATAGTGGTAGATGACCCAACAGGCATTATTGCTGGACAGCGTTACCGATTAATTGACACCTATAAAAACGAATGGGTAACAGTTAGTTCTACTTATACCTACGGAAATTCAACCGTAACTTTAAGTAGTCCATTAGTTTTTGCCCATGACGCAGGTGCAGTATTTAGCAACATGCCAAATGTTTTAAAAGAGGCTTGTGTATTAATTACATCTGCTTTTATTAAGATGCGTGGCGCTGGATCTTTGACAATGCAATACACCACTACTCCTGCAAGTAATACGCCCAATGTAGAGCGCTATGGCAATGAGATTGCTTTGGCTTTAGATATGGTGAACAAGTACCGCAGGATTAGATAATGACTACATCAACTCTTACAGGCCGCAGTGCAGTCCGCGCTACATTGTCAGAATTTATATCTAATCCACCTATTGAAAATGTGAATCAGGTATTTACTTCTTTTCCTAAAAATATCAACTACGAAATAAATGCACAGGCAGGTCAAATGACCCGTAGCGCAGTAGTGGTTTATATTGCTGATGAATATGAAAACCGTTTGGCTATTGGTGGTGCTACTAACGGTTGGAAGCGTATTGATTACACCGTAATTCTTCAGATCTTTTGCATCTCATTTCACAGAGATAGCCTTACAGTTATGTCAGATTTTGACAATGTTGTAGATAACATTAAAGAACGCCTTAGATCAGATCATAATTTTGGCGACACTACGGGCAATCTTGTATGGCAAGGCGCTGAACCAGTTATACAAGCCCGCTATGGAGAACCTAGCACTGAGAAAGAAGGCATTACAGAAATCTTTGCTGAGATACAATTCCCCGTAACACAGATGATCCAAGCATAAGGAGCATGATGAAATACAAGTACAATGGAACAGATGAACGCGTGTTCCCTAGTGTTGGGATCACTGTAAAACCTGGTGATGAATTTGAAGCACCTGAAGGATTTGTTGCAAAAGATGTAACGCCTGCTGGAGCAAAACCTGCGTTTACAAAAGAATCTGAAACAACAAAAGTGTCTGTAACAACAGACAAGAAATTAGGAGAGTAACCAAATGGCCGTGCAACAATCCGTTAGATCGTACCTTGGTATTGCAAAAGAAGTAACCAAAGGTACTGCCGTAGCACCAACCGATTTTATTCCAGTATCAAAAGACTCATTGAAGCCTGTTGATATTGTTGATCCATTATTTGACACAGGACTACGCGGTTCAAATGTATTGAATTACAATTACATTCCTGGCCGTACCCGTTCAACCGTTGATTACGGCGGCGCTGTATTTGCTGACACCGTTGGTTATGCAATTGCTGGACTATTAGGTTCAGTTGCAACAACAGGTGCATCTGCTCCATACACCCACACAATCTCATTGTTTAATAGCCTTACATCAAATGTAGATGTACAACCAATCTCTTATACATTGACAGATTTCTATGCTGTTGATGTTCGTTCATATCCTGGTTGCCAATTCTCTGACTTCTCATTGAAGTTCAACGCAGATGGCATGTTGGAATATGACACTAAGACAACAGGTTACGCATCAGAACTTGTTTCAGATCCAACACCTACATTCTCAACAGTTCTGCCAACTCCAGTGTGGCGCGGTACTGTTTCAATTGGTGGATCAGCAGTAACAACTGCTATGTCAGGCAACATTGACATGAAGCGCCCTGCCACTCCAATTTACGGCATCTCAAATACACAAGATCCGTACCAAGTATTCCTTGGACCTTTGGAAGTAACTGGCAAGATTACATTTGTTATGGAAAATGACAGCCAATTACTTAACTTCTTAAATAACAGCCAACCTGCAATTGTTCTTAACTGGGCTTATGGCGCAGGTGCGGCGGCTGTACAAATCCAGGCAACAATCACTAAAGGTGCTTACACTGCTGGTGTTATTGAGCGTGGAGAAGATTTTGTACAAGTAACAATTGATCTAAACGGTCAATCAAATACAACTGACGCTGGTTCTTCAGGCGGCTACTCGCCTATCAAATGGGTGTTGCAGAACGCTAAAGCATCAGGCACATACGCATAAATAAATCCTAGAGTAAGCGGGTCGGTTGTAGGGCGATTGCCTTCCCGCCCTCCCGCCCGCTTACTCCTTCAAGTATGATTATGGGAAGGCAATTTAACCAGGAGGCATAATGTCAGAATCAAAGAAAATCACATTACCATCAGGCGCAACTGTAACTTTGCGTGATGAAAATACGATCCGATATAAGGACCGTAAGATGCTATACAAAACCGTTGATAAAGAAACAGATAGTGAACTTGGCAAGGCACTAGCCATGACTGAAACATTAATTCAAATGTTAGTTGTTGAGTGGAGTTTTGATTTACCAGTACCAATGATTAAAAAAGAAAGTTTAGAAGAATTATCCATTGCTGATTTTGATGCTCTAGTTGAAAAGACAAAGGAAATTCAGAAAGCGCTATTCCCTAGCCTTTCAGATACTCCTGAGAATGAGGCAAACCCAAAAGCGATTATCGCCAACTCCAACGGCTAAAATGGCTGTTAGAGGGTGGCGAGCGCCATGAGGCGTTTGATTTCCCTGATGAACAATGGAACTACTATTTCATGGCAGATAAATTTGGTTGGACACCTGAACAGGTAGATAACCTCCCTGCTGGAACAGTGGATTGGCTGTTAGCAATTGCAACAGTTGTTGAGCAGGTAAAGGCTGAAAGGGCTAATGGTTGATGGCTGGCGGTGCTTTTGTATTTAAGAATCTTGATGAAGTCCTAAAAGATTTTAAAGTCACGGGCCAAGCAATTGAACAAGGTGTTCAAATTGGAATT